AGACTAGACCCGGACGAGCACACCACGACCAGCAGCCGCGATGTGCGAAACGGTCCAGCGTTGCAAACACCGAACCATATCGCCCAGATCCCCAAACAAGACATCCTGACGGACGTCACCATACAAACATACAAGTGCAAGACTATAATTCCAAATCCGATTGAGCTTATCACTGATGAAACTCAAATGCTCGCCTGTGCTCTCGCGACTCTCGAGATTGCAGTTGAAGTCCGCCCTATGCTTAGAAATGCAACGCAAGGCCCGCACTGCCCGCCGGAGAGGCAGACTGCGCAACCGCACGTCGGGAAGAGGAAGATAGCGTGGCAGCTCCTGATGGCCGCTGACCGCACCCTCGAGTACAAGCTGATCGGTCCACGGATTTGGATCGCGCCAGTGGAAAGCAGTCTGGATCGGGCGACCCGATCCCAACCTGCGTCCTCCGTCACGACCACGATGTCCCTTCAGTGCGACGAAAGCAACAGTGCTCCGTTCACACCTCAAAAACACACCCTCCGATAACCGATCGACTAGCGCGCCCGCGGCTCTGGCACCTCCGAAGCGATTGACCACCGTTCGAGGTAAAGAATACCTCTTACTGTGGACCCGACCGCCGCCGAGAATGCAAGAAACCCTGCCGCCTCCTAACCCGAACCCGAAACCCCCGAGGTACATCGGAGTACATAAGCACTCGTTCAGCACCGCGGTGTCGAGAACACCTTCCCCCCATTCCTTCACATAGGCTGCCAACGTCCCGAAGGCGACGGCACCACAGTTTAACAAACCGCGGCGCACGCCCTTCAGACAATTAGCCAACCTCTCCTGCAGCCGAGAGCTGCGACTAGCAATAGCCGACCCGCCCATGTTAGGCTTCTTCCAGATCAGAGAACTCGCCACTCGGGCCGGAAACGCCCTGACATCACGTCCATCGTACAGCTCGTGCAAGAAATCGAAACCTCGAGAATCAACCCACGTTTTCAGCGAATTGACCTTGAGGTCCAACTTCTCGTACCCGCTCGCGAAATCGATACTCCTAGAAGCAGTACCGATCAAGACGGCGTCATCACCCTGGTAGTAGGCCTTCAGAACCGTAAAACCCAAATCCTCGCAAACAATCTCCGCGGCAGCGCGGTTCAAGATGCTGTCGATTAGTGCAGTCCATCTGTGCCCACTTGGCACTCCTACCTTCCAAGGTATGTTTCCGGCCTTCGCGTGCAAGAAGGAAAACTCCTCGACCCTACCGAGCTCCTCGACCTCGGCGGCTGGACCATGATGGCCCGCCGCGCGCAAGGCAGCACCAGCTTGCCCGAACAACAACCGTAAAACAGTTGCGATCCAGGAAGCGCGCTGCCTCGTGTCGAAAGCGCTCTGATCTAATGAAACGGCAAGACGCCCTTTCCCCAGATAGCCGAGTAACTCCTCACGCATCCCGTACTTCTGCGACTTCGAATAGCCGAGCGGACACCAACGCCCTCCCGCCTCGGCCGTTTCCATCAGCTCGGATATATACCCGCACCTCAGGAAGCTCTCGAAATCGTAGCCGTACACGACCCGCGTCTTAACACGCTCGTCCTCTTTCCGGAACGGCTTGACGACCGCTCCTCGCATCTCCAGACATCGCTGGACCAACTCGTCGTCAGAGTATAACAACGAACTCGCCAGCTTACCTTTCACTCGCAAGGAGTCTCCATCAGCCGTAGCCAACTCGAGCCGGCCGGGCA